ATGAAGAACAAGGAAGAATAATTATTCATATTGGTTCGATATATACGTCCTAATGCAACAGATCCAAATGCAAGTGCTGTTTGTATTGATAATGCAGGTTGAGGTATATGTGCAATCTTTTGCGAGTAATCAAAAACATCTTTAAGTATTCCTGGAGGACTGTATAAATCTTTTGGTTCTTGTATGTTGTATTTTGTTTTTCTGAAGAGAGGTGCTTGCTTGTTTTTTCTTTGGTGGGTTTTGAATATTGAGTTTACTGTCGTTGATATTTCTGTTCTTGATAACGGTGGTTTGTTTTGCAGATTCCATTGCTGAACAAAAAACTCAACCATATCAATACTTACATTTTTGGCTATCAAGTTACCTGCCAATCTTGCTGCATTGTCATTACGACTTCCTTCAACAACACCGTCCATTGAAAATGGGGTGGATATTGGCTTGCCATTTATTTTTTCAGCACCAGTAATCATTACCCAATGTTCTTTTGTAAAGTTAGGTAAGTCACTTGTATCGTGCCAATCCCATCCAGGAATGAATTTAGGCTCATAAATAGCACCAGTAGCGTGTATATTATATGGAGCGATTATTAATCCACCCACTCCTCTAATATCTATCAATCTTGATGCTTCTGTATGATTCGTTCTTCTTGCAACATAAGTAGTGTAGTTCTCAGGGTTGTTATAGTAATAGTGCATACCTTTACCTGTAACTACTTTTAATGGCGTGTTGGGTAAGTTTTCTTCTGCCCAATTGACCGCTTCTGGTGTATCAGCATCAACAACTAGAAACTTGCCACATATTAAAGCGACCACTAAATCATCACGGTTTTTAAACCATTTAGTTACTTGTTCTTCACTTGGTTGCTGTTCTTTGAACTTCTGCCAACTGCCTAATTCTTTAGGCGGTACTTTGTTGTGGCGCATCAATGGGACTGGCGAATACCCATGTTCAAGATAAGCCAACGCAAGATCAAGCGCAGTATCCTGCGCAGATACTTCGATGTTATGCACTAGCTTTCTTTCTTGGTTTCTTCGACAGGGCCGTATATAGATTCAAAATCCAATTTACCGCCAGTCTTTTTTATAATGATCTTCGCTTGTTCAATTGAAGGCTGTCTTTTACCGTAGCGATATGCTTTTATGGTTGATGGTTTACATTCAAATAAATCGGCTGCAGCCTCAGTTCCGATAAATTCTATATATTTTTTTAGTGTGTATTGCTCCACTTCTCTCTCCTTGTATTCTGGTTCTAAACCTTCTGCGTAAAGGTCTTGGAGTTTTTTTTCTGATAGTTTATTCTGACGATGATAATAATTTATTTTCCATTGGTTGTTTTTTGTTTTGTTCATGTTACAATAAGTCCTTAATAAATTTTAGTACACAGTGTATCTGAATTTATTATATAATGTAAAGTTAAATTTCAACGGAGAAAAATATGAATGATAATATATTATCGCGTATCAAAACTCCAAATGAACTTGTGGAACAACAGGGAGCTAAATTGTTAATCTACGGTGCATCTGGGGCTGGAAAAACCACTTCTCTAAAAACTGCACCTGGTAAAACTTTGGTGGTCAGTATGGAGAGTGGATTGTTATCTATCAAAGATGCTGATAATTTGACGGCTATTGAAGTCAAAGAAGCCTCCGAGATAGAAGAAATTGCACAACTGTTAGAGAATGGCACACTGAAATACGATACAGTTTGTTTGGATAGTATTACAGAAATGTCAGAAATCTTGTTATCTCAAGAGAAAGCAAAATCAAAAGATCCACGCAGAGCATACGGAGAAGTAATCGAAGTAATGATTAAAACAATGCGTAGGTTTAGAGATTTGCCAATACATGTTGTGTTTATCGCTAAAGAAGCAAGAGAAAGAGATGAGGCAACTGGCATGTTCCATTATCAACCGATGATGGTGGGTGCGAAGTTACCAACTCAAATCCCTTACTTTTTTGACGAGGTGTTATGTTTGAGAACTTTTGATGATGAAACTGAGGAAGGCAAGAAAACAGTCAGCCGTTGGTTTCAAACCAGAGTGGGACAAAACTATACAGCGAAAGATAGAAGCGGTAAGTTAGAAGAGTTTGAAGCACCTAACTTAACCGATATTATTAACAAACTAGGATTTGCATCAGGGGGTGCATCATGAGTGATTTTGAAGGTTTAGATATAAACATGGAAGAAGCGGATGTCAGTTCATTTATACCAGAGGGCGAATACCCTTGTATTATAAATGTATCTGAAAAAACAACTTCCGCAGCAGGTAACGATTACCTAAAAGTAGAACTATCAGTAACTGGTGAGAAATACGCAGGTTGGAAAGTAAGAAAAAATTTCAATCTTTGGTATCAACATGCAGATGCTCAAAAACAAAGCGAAATCAGAGGTTACGCAAATAACGATTTTGCAAGATTGTTGAGAGCATGTGGGATGTCAGAAGCACCTAAAAGTGCAGTCGCATTACAAGGTAAAGAAGTGATGTGCAAACTGATAGTCAAGGAAGCTGAAGAAGGTTCGGAGTATGGCCCAAGCAACGAAGTGCAGTCATTTATTAAGTTAGAAACGATGACTCCACCAAAAGCAGCAGGTCTACCACCGAGCATGAAGAAGTCAGACCCTGAGAGTGAAGACAAGAGTGACGATAAGCCAGTCAACAAACCACCTTCACTCTAGCCACACGGCTACGCTAGGAGTCGAAAGGAAGTGCTACTTCTCCATTCCTAATCATCGGTACGCTTCCGACCTAGCATTTTTTGACTCCAAGCTACGAAGGTTTCTCCTATAGGCCTTAATGAACAACCTTGGTGCAGTTGTGTAGCGAAACGCACCTTTTTTTATAAGGAGAGATTTATCAAACCAAGTTCAGCAAAAGCAAAAGGAAGACTTCTACAACAGAAGTTCAGAAATATGTTAGTAGATATCCTTGGACTTGACGAAGATGATCTTG